TTTCTGAAACCTTAAAAGATCAGTTAGATTTGATTAAAAATGAAACGGATGAAACTCAAGAGAACTTTATTAAATTTCTATCAGACTCTAGAGACGTGGCTTTTAATTATATTGAGGAAACAATGGCTACTGTTAATGATATTATCTTATATTGTGAACAACAAATTGAACAGCCAAAGTTAGCAGATTTATACTCAGATGCAAAATTAAGGTTTATTTTAGAAAAACTCAAGCCTATAGTTGAGCAAAAATAAAAAGATTTATAGCAATATACGCTATAATGGTATATGAAAGAGGTGATTAAATGAATAAAGAACAACTAAAAGCAATGCTTTCAAGTTACGGTCGCTCAGTTCTTGCAGCAGTAATTGCTTTGTATACCGCTGGAATTACAGATCCTAAAGATATGTGGGCAGCACTTGTAGCAGCCCTAGTTCCAGTCGCACTTCGTGCAGCAAATCCAAAAGACAAATCTTTTGGTAAGTTTGATGCAGTTGCAAAAGATGTAGAAGTTGCACTTAAAAATATCAAACCAGTTAAAAAAGCAGCAAAAAAGAAAGTTGCTAAAAAGGCTGTAAAGTAATTATACTTAATAAATAGGGATGGATATTTCTGTCCCTATTTTTTTATATAAAGGAAACTTATGAATTTTGTATACATATGTAAAGATGGTGAAAACGAAGAACTTAGATATTCAATTAGATCTGTTGTAGAAAATACTAATGATCCAAAAATTTGGGTAGTTGGTGGAAAACCAGATTGGTATGTTGGTAATCATATTTCAGTATTACAAGATCAACATAAGTATCAAAATGCACTTAATAATCTTAGGGCTGCCTGTGCCTCTGAAGAAATACCTGAAGACTTTATATTAATGAATGATGACTTTTATATTACAAATAAAATAAATGAAGTAAAAATATACAACAATGGATTACTTGAAGATCAAATAAATCAATATTATAATCTTGGACTAAGATCTACTTATTTAAACAGACTTGGAAAAACATACGCTTATCTACAAAGAAGAGATATACCAAACCCTATTAGTTATGAAATTCACGTGCCAATGCCAATGAAAAAAAGCAAACTAATAACTATTCTTGAAGAAAATTATTCAACACTTTGGAGATCAAAGTATGGAAATACATTTAACATTGGCGGAGAAACAGTAAAAGATGTCAAGGTTCACAAAAGTGGTGGGTTAGTTGCACTATCATATAATCAGGACCAAGAACAAATTCCTTACTTGTCTAGCGCAGATAGTTCTTTTATGTTTTTGTTAGATTATTTAACTACAAACTTTTCAGAAAAATCTACATATGAGCGATAAGATCTAAATACTTATCCTTTAGATTATTTTTAGCAAAATGATTTAGTCCTATTTGTAATGCAGAATCTTTCATTTCACGCTTATCTTTGTTATCCATATACTCATCAACAATACTTGCTAGATGTTCTGGATTTCCATCATAAACATCTACTAAAGATTTTGCTTGAAAACTATTGATGTGTTCAGATTTTATTAACCATTTTTTAGGAAGAATTAAATTGTTTGGAGATATGTCTGTCATGAATACTGGAAGTCCACTAATGAGTGCTTCGTTCATTGGAAGACATAGGCCAGCATACCTTCTTGGAAGAAGCATGGCATCAAACCCATTATAAAGTTCTTCCCTATTTTCTGGGTTACTATTATCAACTGTAACTCTTGAATCTTTTAGATTTAGTTCTGGAAACTTTTGTGTTGTAATTACTAATTCATAATTTGCTTTTGAATATTTAAGCATTTGTAAAACAGTTTCAGTTCCATTTCTATCTTTTGCTGCAAACTTTCCACCAACGTGCAACAATCTATTGTGATCTTTTGACATATTGTTTTGTCTAACATTTTCAAACAAGGTTGAATCAGTCGGAGGTGGAAGGTGAATTACTTTACATCTGCCATCAACCATTTTTTCAATTTGATCTATATTCCATAAACTTGGGGCAAGTAAGACATCTGGAAGTTCTGCTTCTGGAACAGACATATTAAGTAAAAATTCAAAATTATATTGTAATATTGTTTTAATACCTCTTCGTTTAGCATAATGTAAAAAATCTTGTCTATAAAAAGTTTCACAACTTAGGACTACATCTATACCTCTTAAAAATTCTATTACTTCTGGCTTTGTTGGAAACCCGCTCAATGTAGTTGTTACATTATAATCTTTATACCATTCTGGGTGTTGTTCATTGCCATTGAAGTGTTGTGAATCAATCAATAAAATTTTGTCGGGATTAAGCATTTTAACTAATTCCCGTGTTTGATTTCCTAGTCCAGTATTATCAGATCTAGCAATAATTCCAAGTGTCATCCAGTATATCCCCTAATCTCATCATCGCTTGTATACTTACGTGTTCCTTTACGACCATCTAAATGGTATGATCTTTTAATGTTTCCTTCTGGATGATATATCCAAAGTTTATGCTTTTCCCATCCTTCTTCACTAAAAATATTATAAGGCAAAATGTCATCTTGAATTATCCCATGAGTCCTATCTTCAATAAAAGCACATTCATCAAGTGGTGGTAATATAATATTCCTATAATATGAAACCTTAGTTAAGTGAGGTCTTTGACTCCATTGAGCAGTTTGTAAAAATTCATCTTCTAATTTAAACATTAAGTGTTTGTGTGGTTCTGGAATAGATCCCTCAAAATGAAACCTTATTGTATTTGCTTTTCCATACTCAATCATATCTAAACATTTTTGCCAATCAATCTCTATATCTGGAGTTAGAGGTGTATCTCCCTCAACATATAAAAGTAAAGATGTTTGTATTTCTTTTATTGTTTGTCTCATCATTGTTGTTTGATGGCTATGCTGATCAAAGATAACTGGCAAAACATTTTTATATTCGTGTAAACATTTCCAAAGTATGCGATTTTTATATTCATCGTAATCATTTTTTCTATGCAACTGTTCTTTTCTTAACCCATCAATTTGCATAATGATTTCATTATCTGGAAAGTGTGCTCTAATGCTATGTATTGTTTCTTCTATCATTTCAGTATTTGGATGATCTGGAACAATTGATGTTGCTAAAATTATTGTCACATCATTTTTATGCATTGATTTGCCTCATTAGTTTAATTCCAAAATCTCTTTTATATTTGATCCACCAGCATACCACAGTATGCATATTGTTTGGATAACCTTCTAACAAACTTGAGACAATAACAGGCAAGTCGTTCCAATTTTTTATTTTATAAAATGGAACCACTTCATTAAAAAGACGTTGATAAAAATCATCTTCTAAGCCACTTGAATCTATAAGGTCTGCTATTGGTAAAGACATCATTTCTATTGCTTCAAACAATCTAAAAGAATCAACTACCACAGCCCCTGCAGGGCAAGGAGCAATTCTTGAACTCATTAGGTTGTCATAGTAGTCAATCGGCTTATCTCCTTTAGCAAAGCCATCTGTAGGCTTGTATAGGGCATTCTCAATCAATGGCATTACTTCTGCTAATTGCTGTCTCCTTTGATGTGTAATTTGTCCACCAAAAAATGCATTATATGTTTTAGTCTTATAATTAGGCAAATTGTTTTTTAAATGTTGTGGCACACCTACTGGCAATTTGTTGTATGCTTCATGTTTTTTATGAGGGTATTGAATCCAAATCTCTGCATTAGGATGATTTATCCTATCTATATCAAAGACTCCTTCTTCATCCCCTGTTATAAATAAAACTAATCTAGATATATTTTTTAATTCTTTTGATATATGTTTTTCATGTCCTCTATTTTGTGGTCCAGGAATTACAACAAATGCTCTATCTTCTACTGGCAAATCATTAACTTTAATCTGTTGTACATTGTATTTATCAAATACTTCTTTAAGAAGTCCATAATCCCACTTATCAGCAGCACAATCTTCTTCATTAAAAGAGTATAGATATGTCTTTATCATTTTGTAGCCCTAACAAACATCCATTGATCATGCATATGGTTTGTAAAAATTAAATTATTAAAACCTACACTTTTTAATATATTATCAATTTCAAGTTGTGATGTTTGATAAGAATATGGGGAATTTTCTTCTCCAATAACAAATTGAAAAAATAAATTGCCACCATTCTTTAACTTCTCATAAGCAAGTTTTATATAATTAATTTTTTCTTGATGTTCAATATGTTGAAATACTAGCATTGAATATACAAAATCAAGATTGTTTGGAACTTGTTGATATTTTATATTATCTTTTTTAGGTGCAAGTTTTATCATTTCTTCAGATATATCTATTCCATAAAACATAGATTCTTTATGCATGTCTGCAAGAGGAGACAACAATCTTCCAATGCCACATCCAATTTCTAAAACATTATTCCAGTTGTTGTTGTTATTATTTATAAGATCTAAAAATGTTTCAGTAGATGCCCACTCATCTGCAATATATTTATATCTTACTTCTGGATCCTTTGCA